GCCAAATTTTGGGCAGGCAGGTCGACCATGAAAACACCGAAGAAGACGCCGAAGCGGATCGGAGCTACGACGTCGAAAGCGTTATCAGAAGCGGGGCGTCGCGGCGCTCGTGCGTATCGAAAAACGCTGAAAGCGAAACGCAAACTCGAAACTCCGCGATCGACGCCACGCGGCGGACGCCCGAAGAATCGCTTCAAGGAGATACGCAAGAAAGAATCTGCGTTCGTCCGCCGGGCGATCGCGTACGCAGAATCGGCGGTCGCCGACACGAAAGGCGCGCGCTTCAATATCTGGGTTCGCCTCGCCGCGAAGCGATTCCTCAACGATCTCGAGCGAGCGAGGCGACCGAACGCGCCGTTCAAGTTCGACGAGGCGAAGGCGGAGTACGTGTGTCGGTGGGTCGAGTGTCTCCCGCACGTCGAAGGGAAGTGGGACTCGCCGACGATCGTTCTCGCCGATGCGCAGGTGTTTTTCCTCGTCAACCTGTTTGGGTTCTGGACGGCGCCGGACGTGCGCCGGTTCTCCGTTGCATTGTTCGCGGTCGCTCGCAAGAACGCGAAGTCGACACTCGCTGCTGCGATCATGCTCTACATCATGTGCGAGGAGGGCGAGCCGGGTGGGCAGATCTACGCCGCTGCGACGACAGGCGACCAGGCGAGGGTCGTGTTTCGAATCGCCAAGGCGATGGTCGAGCGATGCGGTGACCTACGACAGACGTACGGCGTCGAGGCGTACTCGCTCGAGATCAGGCGGTACGAGACTGCGACGTTCTTCAAGGCGATCAACGCGAAGGCATCGACGCAGGACGGTCTCAACCCTCAGGCCTTCGTGCTCGACGAGCTCCACGCCCACAAGACGCACGACCTGATGAACGTGCTGCGCGACGCGGCGGGCGCGAGGACAAACCCTCTGTTCCTCTACACCACGACCGAGGGATTCGAGACGCCGGGTCCGTGGCCGGAGGTGAGGGTTTTCGCGCAGAACGTGCTGCAGGGTCTCGAGGCGGACCACTTCCTGGCGCTCATCTACTCGCTCGACGAGGAGGACAGGAAGCTCGGCACCACGCAGGACGATGACTTCGACGAGTCGAAGTGGATCAAGGCGAACCCGCTCTATGACGTCAACCCGATTCTGCGCGCGACGATCAAGAAGCTCGCGGCTGAGGCGAAGGGGATGCCGGGCAAGCTCGGCGAGTTCCGCATCAAGCGGCTCAACCGGCAGAGCTCCGCTGCGAAAGCGTGGATCGATATTCTGAAGTGGAAGCAGTGCGCCGGGCCGAAACGACTGCAGCCGGAGGATCTCGTCGGGATGCAGTGCTGGGCGGCGTTCGACCTCGCGAGCACGACCGACATGTGCGCGTGGGCTCTGCTGTTCTGGGACGGCGAGCGCTGGTACGTGCTCGTGCGCTACTTTGTGCCGCGGGAGGCAGCGAGGCAGAGGATGGAGAGGCGCTCAGCCCCGTATCAGTCGTGGATCGACGCGGGATGGGTGACTGCGACCGACGGGGACAGGGTGGACTACGCCGTTATCCGGGAGGCGATCCTGGCTGACATCCAAATGTTCAACCCGATCAAGATAGCGTATGATCCGTGGAACGCGCAGCAGCTGGTGACGGAGCTGACGAACGAGGGGGTAGAGCTCGAGGTTTTCGTGCAGGGACCCCGGAGTTATCACCCCGCGATGCAGGCCCTCGACATCGCGTACAACAACGGGACGCTCGTTCATGGCGGCAACCCTGTTCTCCAGTGGAACGCTGCGAACCTGGTACCGAGATACGATGTGAACCTGAACATGGCTCCTGACCGCAGACGCTCGGCAGACAAGATCGACGGCATGTGCGCTACGCTCATGGCGTTCGGTCTTGCCATCAACGAGATCGACGACGGCTCGGCGGGCTTCTTCTCTGATCCGGTGACAGCATGACAGACAGGACTCTCGGCGTCCCTAACCTCGTCAGCGCGAAGTCAACGCAGCTCGTCATCCTTCAGCGCGCAGCGTCTGAGCCCTCGAGGCTCAGGCAGTTCTTCGCCCCGATCTTCTCGCGGTTCCCGTTCAACACAGGCAAGCGAACGTTCCGCCTCTGGCCTGGTGGCGGTCAGGCGCAGGGGCCCGTCAACCTCGCGCGGTCGTATGGCGGCATCAACATCACGCCCGAGCTGTCGCTGTCGATCGGAGCTGTGTGGGCGTGCGTATGGCGATACGCAAACACTGTGATGTCGCTCCCGCTGTGCCTGTATCGCAGCGGTCCCGACGGGACGATCACGAAGGAGACGACGCACCCGCTCTATCGCATCCTGCACTACGCGCCGAACCAGGACATGAGCTCGGCGAAATTCATACAGGCGATGGTCGCCTCGATGATGACGTGGGGCGCGTGCTATGCGAAGAAGCTCAGAATCGGCGGGCGACTCGTCGGGCTGCGACCCATGCGGCCGGAGTACACGACGGTGTACCTCGACGATGCGGGTCGCCTGCGCTACCGTTACCAGCCGCCAGGGGACGACGACAGGAGCGAGGATCTCTCCGCCGAGGAGGTCTTCGTCGTCATCGACCGATCGATGGATGGCTATACAGGGCTGTCACGAATCCAGTACGCGGCGAACACCCTGGGCCTGTCGATGGCCGGTGACCGCGCGGCGAGCCTCTCGTACAAGAACGGCCTGCGGGCGAGCGGTATTCTCACGATCGCGCAGTGGCTCAAGCCGGACCAGCGCGAGGCGTACAAGAGGATCGTCAACGAGTTCGTCGGCACGGGCACAGGGCAGGACAGCGACAGGCAGTTCGGCGTGATGGTCGCGGAGAATGCGACGAAGTTCGAGCCGCTGTCGCTGAAGCCTATCGACGTCGAGCTGCTCGCCTCGAGGAAGTACTCGTTCGAGGAGATCTGCTCGTGGTACGACGTGCCGCCCATCCTCGTGCATCACTCGGTCGATGGCCAGACGATGTGGGGATCAGGCGTCGAACAACTGATTCTCGGGTGGTTGAAGCTCGGACTCGGTCCCGTGCTGCGCACGTTCGAGCAGGAGATTTATCGTCAGCTGCTCTCTCCCGAGGAGCAGGCGCTCGGCTACTACGCGGCGTTCAGTCTCGACGAGTTGCTGCGCGGCGACAGCCAGGCGCGCGCCGCGTTCCTGAGCCAGATGACGCAGAACGGTATCTACACGCGCAACGAGGCGCGGGCGAAGGAGAACCTGCCGAGAAGCGACGAGCCGAACGCTGATAAGCTGACCATCCAGTCCAACATGTCTCCGATCGACAAACTCGGTACAATGTCCGACAACACCGTTCAGGTTCGCGACGCGCTGCGTGCGTGGTTGGGACTCGACGACAACAGAGGTGGCAGAGATGAGGCGTAAGGTTCGCAACTTCGTCTACGACATCAAGGAGGTCGACGAGGAGGGCTACTTCTCGGGCTACGCGAGCGTGTACAACGTCATTGACGCGTATCGCGAGCGCGTGGCTCCAGGTGCGTTCGCGGCTACGCTGCGCAAGTGGCAGTCGCGCGGGCGGCTCCCTCCTGCTCTCTGGCAGCATCGGTCTGGCGAGCCGGTCGGGCCGTTCACGCTGATGCGCGAGGACGAGAAAGGCCTTTACACCGAAGGCCGACTCCTCGTGAAAGACGTGCAGCGGGCGCGCGAGGCGTGGGCGCTGATGAAGAGCAAGACTGTCGACGGTCTCTCCATCGGTTTTAACTCGGTCGTCGAGGAGTGGAACAGCGAGGAGAAGATCATGACGCTCAAGGAGATCGACCTGTGGGAGGTCTCGATCGTGACTTTCCCGGCGAACTCCGAGTCGCTGATCACTGAGGTGAGGAGCATGTTCGCCGAAGGCGGCGTGCCCTCCATCAGAGAGATCGAGGAGGTCCTGCGCGACGCCGGATTCTCCAGATCGCAGGCCAAGGCGCTCGTCGGCCATGGCTACGCGGGGCTCCTGCGTGATGCTGAGAGCCAAAGCAAAGGCATCGGTAAAGAGGTGCTCGACGAAATTATTTCCAGCATCAAGTCAACATCGGCGAAGTCGCCGATCACGCTGCAGGAGTTGCTATCATGAACGAAGAAGAGAAGAAGGCCCTTATCGCGTCGATCAAGGAGGCGATCAGCGAGAAGACGAAGGAAGCCGACACGATCCTGAAGCTGATTCAGGAGAAGGTTCAGGCGGGTGAGAAGGTCAGCGAAGGCCTGAAGGACGCGATGGCCAAGGTGACCGAGGAGAATCAGAAGCTCCACGGGCGCATCAACGACCTCGAGCAGAAGCTCGCCGACGACGTGAAGAAGGGCGACCCGCGCAAGGGTCAGCAGAAGAGCGCGGGCGAGATGTTCGTCGAGTCGAACGAGCTGAAGGAGTTCGTCAAGCGCGGCGGAAAGGGGCACTCGGATGCGTTCCATCTCAAGGCCATCACGTCGTTGCCGAACTCCGGCGGCGCGGGTATCTGGAGCGACCGCCTGCCGGGCGTCGTCGAGGAACCGCTGCGTCCGCTCACCATCCGCTCGCTGCTCGACCAAGGCACGACTTCCTCGAATCTCATCGAGTGGATTCGCGAGAACGTCTTCACGAACAACGCGGACGTGGTGAGTGAAGGCGCAGAGAAGCCTGAGTCGAACATCACCTACGAGCGCGAGGACGTACCGGTGCGCACGATCGCTCACTGGATCCACGCGACTCGCCAGGTGCTCGCCGACTTCCCGCAGCTCGCGACGCTGATCAACGGGCGTCTGTCGTACGGTCTGGCGATCGCCGAGGAGAACCAGATCCTGCTCGGCGACGGTACGGGCAACAACATCCTCGGCCTGATTCCGCAGGCGACGGCGTACAACAACGCGCTCAACCGGCCGGGCGACACCATGATCGATGTGATCCGTCACGCGATCTTGCAGGTGCGTCTGTCGTATTATCCGGCGAGCGGCATCGTTCTGACGCCGACCGACTGGCACAACATCGAGCTGACGAAGGACAGAGAGAACCGGTACCTCATGGCGAACCCGGCGGGTAATCTCCCGCCGATGCTGTGGGGTCGCCCGGTTGTCGAGTCCGACGCGATGCCGAACGACCAGTTCCTGGTCGGTGCGTTCCGCATGGCTGCGACCCTGTTCGATCGCGAGCAGGCGTCGATCGCCGTGTCGACGGAGGACCGTGACAACTTCGTGAAGAACATGGT